ACATATGTATGATGGTCAGCTAAAAACTGTATCATTTTTACCAAGTGGCAATGACACATATCCACAAATGCCCTATACACAGATTACAGAAGAGGAATATACAACAGCTTCGATGTCTTTGTTCCCTATAGATCTTTCTGGGGTTTATGCTGGAATGGCTGCTGATGCCATAGGAGAGCGTTATTGCACAACAGATTCTTGTGAAATTAAATTCATAAAGGATGTAGCCACAAAAGCATAGAGATGCTATAATCTATCTATGGAAAAAGATGGAAAAATAAGCGTTTTAGATAAAGGCTATGTGAGACTAGTTGATCATATGGGCAGTGATTTGTCCATTGTAAATGCAGCTAGAGCTTCTTTTGCCAAAGAGTCAACAGAGTTTTCCCAATCAGATGGAAAACTAATAGATTTTTTGGCGAGAGAAAATCATATGTCACCGTTTAGACACGCGTTTGTTACTTTAGAATTCTATGCGCCATTGATGGTTGCTAGACAGCATTGGAAGTATGTTGTTGGTTCAGATCATACTATGGACTCTTGGAATGAGTCCTCAAGAAGATATATCACTATGGACCCAGAGTTTTATTTTCCTACAGCAGAGCAGTGGAGATTAGCTGCAGAAGATAAAAAACAGGGATCTTCTGGCCTAGCAGGCCCGTGGATCGGTGCTCTTCTTACAACTGAGTTAAAGGCTTTGGCAGACAAATGCGAATCACTATATAATATGGCCATAGAAAATGGCATAGCTCCTGAACAGGCAAGATTATTCTTGCCTGCATATGGCATGTACTTGTCCTATAGGTGGTCATGCAGCTTGCAGTCAGTTGCGTTATTTCTAAATCAAAGATTATCAGAAGATTCACAAGTTGAGATCCAAGAATATGCAAAAGCTGTTCATGAGCTTGTTAGACCTTTATATCCAGTTTCACTCTACGCTTTGTTAGGTAAATAATGGCTGCAGGTAAATTAAATTATATAGTTGTATACAAAAATTCTAGTCAGGTGTATGGTTCAGCGTCTAAAAAAATAGCTTTAGAATCCGCTCCACCCGAAGGTTCTAAATTAGAAGACAAAAGAGTTTTATTTGTTAGCTATGAGCCAGACAGTGAGCAAATATCCGTATATCAAGTCCCACAAGAAGAAGTATTAAAAGCTGAAATAAAAGAAAAGAAAACAAATGAGTAAGAAAACGCACCCCAAAAAAAAGGTAACTATTAAACTTGAAAGTGGTCATTCGTTTTTTGCAACAGATATAGAGCTTATATTAAACATACAAAGAACATACTCCGACATGTTGCGCACTGCAAAAACAGAAGAAGATCGTTTAGTTTTTACTAAGATTCTAGAAGCAGTACAAGAGTCAATAGAAAATGTATACTATGCTCCGACAGAAGGAGTAGATGATGAATGGTAAAAGTATTTCTATTATCGCAGGCTTGTTTGCTATTGGTTTGGCGTTAGGCACTAATCATAAGAAAAAATTTGTTAATCAACATGTATCTACAAATACAATAACAATAGATCAATATATGAATAGGCTAAGCGAATTTTTTATTGATGACATCAATAATGCAAAAGGTAATTTTTTTGAATTACTAGATATGGGTTTAAATCCAAGTGATTGTTTTGAAATCACCATAGCAAGAAGCCCCTTAGCATGATAGATCTCTGTATTGTCAATTATAATACAAGACCGATGCTCCAACGTCTTCTAAATTTTCTTCACGCAGATTTACAATATACAAAAAAATTATGGACATTAAACATTTGCGATAATGGTTCTAGTGATGATTCATGGGCTTGGCTTAATGAGTCTAAAGATAAATATCTTATAAATAAAGCTTGGAAAAATGAAAATGTAGGATACTCCGCTGCATGCAACCTAATGGCTGCAAATACAGATAGTGATATCATCTGCTTGCTCAACGCTGATGTATGGCTAACAAGCGAAGATCTTGTTAAGGTTCAAAAAATATTTGATCATAACTCTGATATACATATCCTTGGCCCAAAGCAAAGAGATGAACAGGGTAGAATAACACACGCTGGTATTATCGGCACTAATACAGCTCCGAAACACAGAGGTTGGAGAGAGCAAGACGTAGAAGATTCACTCTATAGAGATAGAGTAGAGTGTGTTACAGTCTCTGGATCGGCATATTTTATTAGAAGATCAGTTTGGGAAGCTCTTACAAATGACGAGGAGTACAGAAAGATGTACCCAAATGCAATTGGAGCCTTCCTGCCAACGCCTCACTACTATGAGGAAACCTGGTGCTCATACTTTGCACGTCATCGTGGCTACAATGTAGTGTATGATGGAACAGTTTCCATTGGTCATAGCTGGCATGCATCTTCTCCAAAACCAGGTGAAGGCTTTAGTCACGCTGATGCACAGTTTAAAACAAGTCAAGCAATCTTCCGTAAAGCATGTGATACTATAGGGATAGAAAGAGACTAGACGTTGAGCAAGGCAAATGTTTTGTCTTTGTTTTCTGGCGTAGGTGGATTTGATTTAGGCCTAGAGCAGGCTGGCATGACCACTATTTATCAATGTGAGTGGGACAAAAATGCTAACAGTGTTCTTAAACGCCATTGGCCAGATGTACCCAAATGGGGCGATATTAGTACCCTTACCGCAACAGAGATTCTCCAATATGGAAATAAACCAGATATAATTGCGTGGGGATCACCGTGTCAAGACCTTAGTATTGCCGGTAAACGAGCAGGTCTTGAGGGAGATAGATCTTCTTTATTCCATGAAGGAATACGAATTATTAAAGAACTACGAAAGGAAACCAATAATGAATACCCAAGAGTCTCTATTTGGGAAAACGTCGCAGGATCAATCACTTCCAACAAAGGTGCTGACTTCGGGGTCATCCTCAATGAAATGGCTGAAGCAGGGGCGTTGGTCATTGAATGGGCAGTCTTGGATGCGCAATACTTCGGAGTCCCCCAACGAAGAAGACGCGTGTTTGTCATCGCTATCTTTGATCCTGCAATCGCCAGAGACTGTCCAGACCCAATACTACCTGTCAGCCAAAGCATGCCAGGGGATTTTGAGAAGAGCGAACAGAAGAAGCAAACTGCTTCCAACGAAACTGCAACAGGCTTTAGAAGCAACAATTACGCGCAGTATACAGAAGGAGTAGGCACACTCCGTTCTAACGGGGGTGATCTTCGTGGTGGTAGCGAAACACTAATTACAGAACCAATGCTGTCGTTTGATACAAAATTTGGCAGCAATGCAAACGTGTTCAAAAATCAGTCACCAACTTTAAAAGCATCTCAATCAGCTCCCTCAGTACAGCATGATTTAACTATACGCCGAATGACACCACTTGAATGTGAGCGTCTTATGGGTTGGCCCGACAATTGGACAGAAGGGCAAACCAATGCACAAAGATACAAGCAATGTGGCAATGGCGTAGCTTCACCAGTAGCAAAATGGATTGGTGAAAAAATAAATGCTATAATGAGCTAACACAAACAAAGGAAAATTATGTCAGATAAATTAAATCCATGGATTTACAACGCAGAAGTTAAAAAAGTAGTTGATGGCGATACGTTTGATATCGTTATTGACCTTGGTTTTGATACCCTTAAAAAGGGCAGAGTTCGCTTGTATGGAGTCAATACCCCCGAAAGCCGCACTTCAAATGTTGAAGAAAAAAAGATGGGCTTAGCAGCAAAAGAGTTCACCGATCAATGGCTGACTAAAGCTAATCATAAAGTTAAGATAGAAACAATTATTGACAAAAATGAAAAATATGGAAGAGTACTTGCTAAAGTTTGGGACGAAACAGGTAATTGCCTCAACGATGACATCATTGCTTCTGGTCTTGCAAGAGCCTACTTTGGTGTAGGCGATAAAACTTTTGATGAGTTTAAGAAGGCGTAATGCAAACGTTTCTTCCATATCCTGATTTTGATCAATCAGTTCGGGTATTAGATTATCGTAGACTTGGAAAGCAACGAGTAGAAACTTTCCAAGTTCTAAATATTCTTCTTGATCGCACTCCGTCAAAAGGTTGGCGCAATCATCCAGTAACACGTATGTGGACAGGGTACGAAGCCGCTCTTCAGCTATACCAAAATTATACGATAGCTGAATGGGTTAGAAGAGGGTATAAAAACAATATGGAGTTTGAAGTTTTTGACGCACTTGATGTAGTCATGCCACCCTGGTTTGGTTTTGACGAATTTCATAAATCACATAGATCAAATCTATTAAGAAAAGATCATGAATATTATTCAAAGTATTTTGACGAACCAGATAATTTAGAGTATTATTGGCCAGTATGATTGTCATAGGAATAAGATCTTATATCTGCGAATGCCCTAAACCAATTCCTCAAAACCCACAATGTGGCGATAGAGGTGTAGAGGACGACGACTAAAATGCAAACAAGAGTATTTTTATCAGGTGCAATAGAAGATGTGAACTCTGATTTTAAGTATAGCTGGAGAGATGAAGCTACTCTACTTTTAGACCAAAGAGGTTTTAAAGCAGTTAATCCTATGGATTATGCTTTGGAAGAAGAAGATTGTGAACCAAAAGAGATAGTTGACAAAAATCTTTTTCTTCAAAAAAGCTGCGATATTTTATTAGTAGAGTACACTCTATTGTATAGAGCTTATATAGGAACTGATTTTGAAATGACATGGGCTCATCTAAATAATCAGCCTATTATAGTTTGGGCTCACCAAGATCTACAGCACAGAATTTATCTGAAATTTCTTGCTACAAAACTTGCAGATACACTAGAGGAAGCTGTAGAATATATATCTCATACATACCCATCAAAAAAATAACGGAAGGAAAATAAATGTCCGATCTAAAACTAAACTACTTTGCAGTAACAAATACATTCCTTGTTAAGGCCAAGAACAAGCAGGAAGCAGAGAAGCTTGCTGCTGGTCGCCGTAACGCAACTGGAGAGGTACTCTTTAAGTCAACTGATATTGAGCGTATTTCTTCTGTTCAGGCACATAAAGAAATTAATAAGTTAACAGCATAAGTAGAAGCCAGGGTCAATCTTTGGGTTGATCCTGGCTATTTCTCATATTGGAGAGCAAATGATAGTTGCACAAATGGTTGGAAGAAATGAGTCTTCCAGATTTTTAGAAGATGTACTAAAAAGAATTAAGTCACAAGTTGATCATATTGTTTTTACAGACGATTGTTCAACTGATAATACAGCAGAAATAGCGTCTGGTTACGCTTCTGTATATAAAAACAGCGAGCCACTATTTTCTGTTAATGAAGGTCTTTTAAGATCAACTGCTTGGTCTAATTTAGAAAACCACGCAAAAGAAGGTGACTGGGTTATAGCAATAGACTGTGACGAAATGCTGTATAACAGCAATGAGCTAGATAATATGGATATAAAAAGTGTTTTATCTAAGTCTCCATTTGATGTTGTTAATGTTCGTTTTTATCATATGTGGAATAAAACTCAATACAGAGTAGACAAGCTTTGGGCGCCAAATAACAGCTCAAGAATTTTTAGATTTAAATTAAATGGTAAGTTTTTAGATAGAAAGCTAGCGTGTGGATCTGAACCAACATATGTAATTGAAGATATAAGAAGAAGAAATTACTGGTTGAATTCAGGCCTAATCATGCAGCATCTAGGCTATACTTTTGATGACGATAAACAAAATAAGTATATGAGATATATGAATTTAGATAAAGGAGAGTTTCATAATATCAAGCACATTGAATCAATAATAGATCCTAATCCAACACTAATTAACTGGGGTAATTTTGGCCTATGAAAACTTACAACGCCGTAGAAACAATTAAAAAAGTATCACATCTTTTTGAATCAAAACAAAAATTTGCTTTTACCACTTATACTAGATCAGCTATACTTTCCTGTATTGGAGAAGTTAAGGGTGACAAAAAACCACCTAAAGCTTTTACAAAACTTATATTAGACGGCCTTCAAAAACAAGATAACAATTTTATTAAGGCTATCCAAAATGATCTCGTTTTTGCCTCAGCCCAAAAGCTAAAGGCTTCAGAAATTGCTTTGAAAGATGTTTATGATCCAGGATTTTTAGAACATTATATTAACAGTAATTATGATGTGTTTAAAACATTTATTTCTTGGTATGTAAAAAATACGAAAACAGTTGTTGTCTCTTTCCAGCAAGAGTCTTTTATAAATAAATATTTTTCAACAGACTCAACTTACATACAAGTTCCATATAATGACTTTTACTCAAAGGTAGATTCTATTACTGAGCAAATCATTAATAGTTCTGTAGGTTCAGAACTGTGCATCCTTGATTGCCCAATGCTTAGCGCTGCCTTAGCCCCTAAGCTATGGGATAATAGCCAGATGTCAATATTTGATTTAGGCAGAACTTTAAACGCAGCTAAAGCCCTTGTCAAGCACAATGATTCAAAGAAATAAGAAGGATGAAATTTCTGATAAGCAGTTTTTAACTCATCTATTATTTGAAACAGAAAAATCATTTTTAGAAATTGCTAGAACACTAGACATTAGCATTGCGGAGTTAAATACTCTATTAAAAAAATATGGTCTTTACTGGGTTAAAGATCATAGAAGAAAGATGTCAAAAGGTCAAACTGTTTTAACAAGTGTAGTCAAAAAACTTCTTCCAGGAACTGAAATCGTTAATGAATTTCACATTGGCGAAAGACTTAAGCTTGATGTTTACTGCCCTAAATATAAATTAGGGTTAGAGTTTCACGGCATGCAACACTTTAAGTATAGCTCTTTGTTTTTTGATACAAAAGAAGATTTTTTAGAGGCTCAAAAAAGAGACCAAAAAAAGATTGAACTATGTAAAGAACAAGGAATCATACTTGTTGTATTTAGATACAACGATAATATTTCGGAAGAAAATGTCTATGGTAGAATATTAGACGCAATCAAATCAGCTCCAGATGATATAGGTAAAGAAATAAAAAAACTTAAGAAGCCAAGTGTAAAAGAAAATCCTACTTATCAAAAAGCAAAAAAGCTTAGAGCAGAAAATAATAAAAAGTATTATAAAAAAATGAAAGAGCAAAGAAAAAATGGAAGAAGAAATAGTAACTGAAAAAATTCAGTATCCAATTGAATATCAAATCTTTGCACTAGCTTTGACTAACCCTGGTTCAATTGAATATTTTGACACACATTTACCAGAAGATATTGTTGGGACTATAAACAATCAGATAGGAATCAATGAATTCTATAAAGCGCTCTTATCCTACTACCATGCAACTAAGTTAGATGTAGTAAACCCAGTTGCATTTAAATCTTGGCTTGATTCAGAAACCGATATATATTCGGGTCTTGGTGGATCTGTCGGCATTGAAACAATGTTTGACATTCTTCTTAATTTAGAAGTTTCAGATCACGAATCAATAGTTCAACTAGTAAAGCATAGGGCAAATAAGCAGAAGCAGTTGAACATTCTGCAGGAGCTTGAATTTATTCTCACTCAAAAAGGAGAAAAAAGTCCTAAAGAGATTGCAAGAATTTCAGAAATAACTACTGAGATTAAAAATCTTGAAGTTGAACTAAACTTTAATCCATTAGATCACGTAACTACAGCACAAGATATTGCAAAAAGAGCAGAGTCTTTATTGGATATACCAAGCTTTCTTCCAACGCAATACAAGTCTTTAAACAGAGCTATGGGTTATACGGATGAAGGCGGTTTTTTTAAGGGGGCTGTTCACGCAATTATAGCTCCGTCTGGAAAAGGCAAGAGCACATTCGCTAAATGCTTAGTAAACCATTGGGCAGACTCTGGGCATAGAGTGCTGTATGTAAACTTTGAAGAAGCAGTCCCCCACTGGGAAAGAGTTTTGATGACTCAAATAATTGAGAAAAATGTTTACGCAGAAGCAGCAAATTGGTCAGAGCAAGAAAAAAAAGAAAGCTTGTCTAAATTTCAGCAAAAGTTAGATGAATGGGGTGATAGATTTATGGTTAGACATGATCCAGATACGCCTTATTTTGAAGACTTAGAAAAATGGTTAAGAAGTATTATGGGTCATTCAGACCTAATCCCAGACGTTGTAGTTATTGATACTATACAGTCTATGTTTACTAGGTCTAGCGGTAAGGGCAAACCTAGATGGGGTGAGTTTGAAGAAATGATGGTTAAACTAGAAAAACTAGCTAGAGACATGAATTGTGTTTTGATCATTACTGCGCAAGAAAACGCTAACAGAATGAAAGAAAGAAGAGAAGTGGTGCAGCAGTCAGATACTGGTGGCTCATTATCAATTCAACAAAAGTGTGCTGTAACAATTTTTATAACAGAAAAAAAACTTATTAGTGGTGATGATTCCGAAGACGAAAATATCATGCAGTTGCAGATTCCCAAAAATAGAATCACAGGATCAACGTACATATATAATTCTCCACTTGTAAAATACGTAGATCAACATAAAAAATATGTAGAGTATGAACCAATAACTTCTGAGTCTTACGCTAAAATAGTTAACTCAGAAGATATGCAAGAGCTTATGACAAGTATAAATATATTGTAGGTAAAATGTTACAGTTAAATATATCCCAACTAAAAGATTTTCAAACATGCGAAAGATTATATGATTTTAGGCATGTGCAAAAAATGCCAGAAACAATTGGCAGTAGACAATTACTATCCAACAAGTTTGAAAGCACTATTAAAAGTATTGTCCACTATTTCTTTTACAAGAAGCAGGCAGGAATAACCCCGTCGTATGCTTCGCTATTGAATAGATGGGAGAAACTTTGGTTTCCTAAAGAAGCATCTCCTTTTGATATTATTCATGAACAGCACGAAACATTGTATGGCAACAGTGCGAGTCTTACTACAAAAGCAGCTGCTGTTTTATTGGAGCTAATAGAAAATTTTGGCGCTCAAGACATAATCCCAATAGGGATTGATGAGGAGTTTATTGCTCCGATAACTACTACAGTAGCAATTAAAGATAAGTTTGATTTAATTTATTCTCAAAACGGAAAAATATATGTTGTTAAATGGCTTTTTAATCATAAATTAAAATATGAAGACACATATATTGTTGATTTTTCTGTGATGAATATCGGATATATGAATAGATTCGCAGAAAAAATAAATAAAACTAAGTTTGGTTATTTTGATCTACTGAATCAAAAACCAGAGTTTACAGAATTTAAAATAGAACAAGAAGATATAGAAGCTTTAAAGTATTGGTGTCAGTCTCTTAGTGAAGAAACAGTATTCCCCTCCAGAAGAGGGTTAACTGCTTACTGTAAATCTTGTCCGTATGATAAGCCCTGTTCAAAATGGGTAGCTTGGTCCAAAAAGGAGCAGATAAATGCCAAAAAATAATGATCCCAATAGTATTCTTGATCAAATATTGCTAGATGAAGTTCAAGCCGTATCAATAAAAGATGAGGATAAAAAATTAGAGCCTCTTCTTGAAGAAATAGATCTTATTTTAGACGAAAATATAAAATCTTTTGTTAGATCTATTCTTTTTAAAGCAGATATATTTTGGGAAATACCATCTAGTTTTTCTGGCAAGCATCATCCCATGGATGAGCATGGTGTTGGCGGTAACGTTTTGCACACAAAAAGATCTGTGAGAGTAGCGCAAGTGCTTTGTGACTCTCACGCACTCCCGCAAGAAGAAAAAGATATAGTTATAGCAGCCATGCTGCTGCATGATATAACAAAAGGAGTTCCCAAAGCGGATCAGAGTGGTTATCTATACGACCCTCTGCATCCATATACAGTTGGTCTATTCGTACGCAAGTGTCAGGAAGAAGACAAAAATTATGCTTCAGAACTTCAATCTTCTACATTATTTTTATCTGAAGAAATAGTACAATCTATTCTAAGATTAGTTAGATGTCACCTTGGGCCATGGTCACCGGTACCAGAAACAATACCAGTTACATATCTAGACATGATTGTGCATATGGCAGACAATGTTTCTTCAAAGCTTCACCATATAGTTGATGGAGAAAATGTGATAGAATCTAGATGGACAGATAATCATATTGTTTCTTGAGGCAAAAATGGATGAAGTAAATATTCTTTTAAAAAGAAATTCTATTGTTCAAAAACTAGATTATTATATAGAAGAGTCTATTTACTACAGAACTCATTCTGAACAGTTCGCTAATCATAAAATAAAAGTTATTAATCTAAAAGAAGACAGTCGGTAAAGCGTTAATAAAATGAGAATAGATACAGAAAGTAAGTTTCTTTCCGAATGGAAATACTACGAAGTTGCAAGATATGTTTCTTCTTTAGATAGAGTTATCCGAGAAAAGAATAAAATAATTGAAAGTAATCAGATAGAAGAATACTCTCAAAGAAATAACAATATAGGCATTTATACCTCTGTGTTTGCCTATAACTCGCATGATTTAGAAAAAGCAACTCGTCTTCGGACCACTATATTTTGATCTAGATCATAGTGATTTTAATATAGCTTTAAATGAATGTAGAAAACTCTACGAATACCTTATAAATTTTGTTCCAAAACAATCTGTTTTAGTTTATTTTACTGGTAAAAAAGGATTTCACATTGAATGTGAGCCCATAGCTCTAGGAATAAACCCTAGTAACGCCTTACCTAAAATATTTAGATACATTGCAACAAAAATAAAAAAAGATCTAGATTTAGTTAGCCTTGATTTCAGTGTTTACGATCTTAGACGTATGTGGCGCTTGCCTGGCTCAAAGCATCAGCAGACTGGTTTATATAAAACACTATTAAATCCTTGTGGCAATGATCAACTAATATATTCTGATCAAGAAAGTATAATTAAATATTCATCTTCTTCTCAAACACTAGAAGTTACTAATCAAACATTTGCGTATACAGCAAATGAATGGTATAGAGAGAACATCTATGAAATGGAAGAAGATGAAAAAAGAAAAGATAATCCTTTAGAATATTTTAATAAATATGGTTCAAAAGCTTTTAAAGATTTAAAAGAAACTCAAAAAATTTTTGACAAAGATGCCCTACTAAAAAATTGCAGTGCTGTAGCCAGATTAAAAAAACAAGCAGAAGAAGAACATTTCCTTGAGCACGAAGCAAGATTATTTCTTTGTTCCATACTTACATACACTGAAGATTCTATAAAGTTTCTACATGATATACTAAGCAATTGCTCTGATTATTCTTTCGATAAATCATCAGCCCATATAAATGATTGGGTTAAAAGAAGACAGATGGGCACTGGCGGAAGACCATTCACATGTGACAGAGCAAATGCAGTAGGTGTTGGGTGTGGAGAATGTAAGTTAGAAAGAAAAAATAAATGGGCTCAGATTGGAAATAAATATGTTGAAACTACAGAAAAGTCTTCACCATCACCAATAAGATACGCTTATAAAAGTATAAAGAAAGAGGAAAATAATGGCAATAAGAAATCCAGATGACGTGATCGGAGTATGCTCCGAATGTCAATCAGATCAACCAATGGCTTATATGGAGAAAAGCGCTTTTGCTCAAGCTGGTATATCAGTACCGTGTAAATTTTGTGGTGGCATTGTGATCATTACCTATAGAGAAACAAGAGATCAGTCCCTTGGTAACTCCAATAGGGAAAGAGGAATTAATTGAAAAATTGGACTAATCTCCATAATCATACCGTCTTCTCAATGTTAGACGGACATGGCAAAGTTGAAGAATATTTAACAAAAGCAAAATCGTTAGGTATGGTTGGCTTAGCTACTACCGACCACGGCAACATACATTCATGGCTAGACTTCTACGATGCTGGCACGGCTTGTGGAGTTAAACCAATTCTTGGATCCGAGTTTTATCAGGCAAGAAAATCTAGATTTGACAGAGACGAAGAGGAAAGATCGGGTCCAGCAAAAAACGAATGGGAACAAAGAGGTCCTTATCACCTAACAATTTTGGCAAAAAATAACGCTGGTTATCATAATCTAATTAAACTTTCTTCTAAATCTTATTTAGAAGGCTATTATGTTAAGCCAAGAATAGATCATGAACTTATAGCCCAACATGCTGACGGGCTTATAGTATTGTCTGGATGTCTTAATGGCGAAATTGCTCAAGCGTTGCTAAGAGGGGATTACAACTTTGCCTTAACAACTGCTGCAAAAATGCAAGACATACTTGGAAAA